TGTATCAAAGATTGCTAAGTGGTCTTATGACACTGTTTACGCTAACGATAGATACGGTTGGTCATGGTACTCTCAAAGAGACACTATTACAGATCGTATGCGTTACGATGACTTCTTTGTAGATGTTCTTGAGTTTGAATATATTTCAAAGGACAGCAACTACTTCAAGAAAAGAAATAGAGATGGAAGCGTGCAGTTCTATAAGGATATGTTCGGTGATGTTGTAAATACAGAGAAGAAGAAAACGGTGGTTATTGACGGTCACTTCATATATGAAGGATACTTCTTGCCAGGTGCGAATATTACTGTAGGTGGTAAGCAGAAGAACATGAAAAGAGTTAATAAGCAAAAGCCACAACTCTCTTACCGTTTCCTAAGAATCCCAGGAAAGTCTATCACAGAGACGGCAATGCCTATCTATGACTCAATGCAAATCAACCACCTTAAATTACAGGCGGCTAAATTAGCAGCGGCCCCTAAGGGTATTGCAATTGATATCGGAGCTTTGAATATTAATAGTATCGCAGGTACTATGTACACTCCATTTGATCTTGTACAAGTTTACTCACAAACGGGTAACTTCTTCTACAAGTCTTCAATCTTAGGAGGTAAAGTAAATACCTCTCGTTCATTTGATGAGCTAGAGGGTGGTATTGGTAAGCAATTAGCTGAATGGATTACAGCGTATCAACACGATGTTGAAAAGTTATTGCAGATTACAGGTATCACTCCAACTATGGCTGGTTCTCCTGCTAAGGGTGATAAGCTTGTTGGTATTGCAGAGCTAGAAGTTGAGGCTACTAACAATGCGTTATGGCCATTGCAACAAGGTATAGAACAATTGAAAATTAAGGCTGCTGAGAATATTATTCTACGTGCCTTAACTACAATGAGATACGATAAGGCTACAAGAGATTACTATAGCGGTGTATTTGGACAAGCTTCTGTAGACGCTATGTTGACAGGATCTGAGATGACTCTTGATGAGTTAGGTCTCTCTCTTTCAAATAAAGTTTCTCAAACTCAGAAGTTTAAAATCATGGAGGCAGCAGAGACTGCACTTAAAGTTGGCCGCAACGGAATGCCGGAGATCGAGCTTGCTGATTACACTATGATCATCGAGATGTTGGAGAAGGGAAGAATCAAGGAGGCTACGTGGTACTTAAATTACAAGTCAGCTAAGAAGAGAAAGTATAACGATGAAATGGCTGCTCAGAATCAACAGGCACAATCTCAATCATTAATTGATTTAGAGCGAGCTAAGTTGGATGCTGAATTGGCTAAGATCGATGCTAAGAAAAACGCTACTATTGAACAGGAGACTGTACTCTCTCAATTGAGAATACAAGAAGCTCAAGCTTTACAGGCTGCTAAGACGGAAGGTAATCTTGCCGAGTTAAAAACAGAAGCATTTCTTCAAGAACAGACCGGAGCAGAGATCACAGGATCTATGAGAAAAAAGTAAAATAAAACACACACACAAATAATACACGTATGGAAAATGAAGTAAAAGCAACAAGCATCTTTGATGCCTTGGGGTTATCTCCTGAACAAAGTAATGTACAGGATAATTCTCCTGTAGTAAATAATACTACAGATAACAATGCTGCTCAAAATAATGAGCCTGTTGATAATGCGCCTATTGAAGAGCCTACATTTAAGGCATCTGATCTAAAGGCAATCTTTGGAGACTTCGAGTCTATCGATTCTATCAAAGAGAAGTACATGACGATTGAAGAACGTGCTAAGAAGTTCGATGAATTTGAGCCTTATATCTCAGAGAGAGAAACTCTTGTTCGTCAATTAGAGTCTCCATTTGCAAATGAGAAATTAGCAAACTTAAATTCTTTCATTAAGAGTACAGGAATTAACGACTTAGATGTTGCCAATAAATTTGTTGGTAAGACTGCATCTGAGATGCGTGACACTCCTATTCAAACTATGGCACTTGCTGAAGTGATTAAGGATCCTTCTCTATTGCAAGACTTGACTTTTGAAGAGATCTGTGAGACTATTGCAGAGGAGAATAACACCTATGTTAATGCCTCTAGTGAAGATATCCCAAAAACAATGAAAATGAAGTTGGGAAAAAATATCTCTATAGTAGAAGAAAAATTAAAAAATATTGGTGAGAATAAAGATTTTATTGCATCTTTGCGTGAACAAATTAACACTGAGAAAGAAGGTGTTAATAAGTTAGTTAGTGATTGGAAGCCGATTGTAACAGAGGCATCAAAGATTAACGAACTTGACATTGAGATTGATGGTTTAAAGGTAAAGACTTCGGTGTCGGAGGAAACCAAAAACCAAATTAATCAAGAGGTCATGGGAATTATTTCTGCGAACCCTTTACCTGCTACCGAACAGAATATGGATGCTATAAATTTGTACATCCGCACCCGTGCCGAGGCATTGGAGGCGAAGAATGTATATAAAGCTCTAATAACCGCTGTGAGAGGGGAGGCCCAAGAAGCAGCTCTTAGAGAGTTTCATAATGGATCGGAAGTAGTTAAACACGAGAAACCTGACGGTAAGTCTGAGAAGTCTCAACTACAGAGGTACTTCGAATCACAACAATAAAAATGATTCATAAATTTTAAACTTAAGAAAATGGCAAATACATTTGCTCCTGTTTCGGGTGAAGGTTTAAATGGCGGTCTATTATCGTTATTTGACGCTTCATACACAAGTGGACTTTTGGTTCCACATTACTTACGTACCTTGAAAAACAAGTACGGTGACAACGGTCTTTCTGACTTCCAACTTTTGATGGGATTAGGAATGAAGCGTGGTGTTCAAAACATCACTGGATGGCACTGGGAAAAAGGTTTCTACGATGCTCCAATCAACGGTACTGTTGATGCAACTGGTGCTAGCCAAATCACTGTAGAAGTTACTGCTGAGACTGTAGGTTCTACTAACATCGATTTGATCTACGCTAAAGTTGGTCAAGTAGTTATGATTGCTAGCGAAGCTAGTCTTCCTTTGGCTCGTGTATCTGCTGTTTCTGCTCCTGTTGCTAACGTATACACTGTAACTCTTGATGCTGTTCAAACAGGATCTCTTACTGGAGTTACTGGAGACGTTACTTTGATCGTTGTAGGTTCTGCTTGGGCTGAAGGTTCAGACCAACCAAGTTCATCTCAGTCTTTCTGGACTAAGTACAACTGGCAAACACAAATCTTCAAGGAGACTTATGAGTTGACTGGTACTCAAAAGACTAACGCCCCTCAATTCATGGAAGTTGAGTACGGTGATGGTCGTACTAAGAAAATGAACGGTTTCTTCTACGAAGGTCAGGACGAAGCTGAATATCGTTTGATCAAGCAAATCGCTTTATCAATGATCTTCGGTCAAGCTCAAACTAACGCTGCTGTTCCTCAAACTTTCTCTGGTCTTGATGCTGAGATTGGTGCAAGAGGATACACTGCTGAAATCGGAGCTGCTGCTGGTGACTTTGGTGTTGAAGATTTGCGTACAATCGCTACTGAAATGTCTAAGCGTTACTCTAGCAACTTGTTCTTGACTTGGTTAACTCAAGAGTTGTACTCTGAAATCAACCAAGACGCTCAATCTACAGGTTACTTCGCTAATGCTAACGTAAACGCATTGAACTCTTCAGTTGCTGACGTATTCTTCGGTGGTAACATGAGTGATGTTGAGGCATTAACCGGTACTTTATCTTATCAAGGTTTGATCGTTGATGGATACAACTTCATGTTGAAGCAAGCTCGTTTCATGCAAGATCCAACTACTTTGGCTGCTGTTAACACTAACGCTCTACGTCGTCGTGGATGGGTTATTCCATTGAACAAGATGGCTGATGCTGAAGGTGTTCTTCGCAACCGTATCGAGTTGGTTTACAAGGAAATGAACGGATATAGCCGCTTCATGGAAATCACTGACGATGGACGTGCTTCTGCTCGTAAGATCGGACCAAGTGATGTTGCTAAACTTTACTTGTCTTCAGACTTAGGATTTGACTTCTTCGTATTGGAGCAGTTCACTAAGCTTAGCCCAGTAAATCCATAATTTTTGGATTAATATATAAAAAGGGGAGGTGAGTTTCTCCCTCCCTTTTTTTTCTTTTCACACACAAAAAAACAACACAAAACATCACACACTATGCTATTTATGGACGGTGAAAAATTCTCGCTTGATGCAGAGGATTTAAATCAACTTAAGTCTGTATTCCCAGACTTCATGTTAAAAAACAAATCTGTTAGAATGACTCACAATGGTGATTCAGTAAGAAAACTACAGACAAACAACCCAATCATTCCAATGGTATTTGCAAAACCTAAACATGGGATGTTGCTGTTTCATAATTTTGTAGATCCTGTAACAGGAGAACAAAGAGAAGTTCGTTTTAGCGATGGACCTCCACAATATAGAAATGACGGACGTAAGGTGTTTTCTGCTAAGTCTATGCCTATCGATGCTAATTTCATTTTCGATCCACGTAAGGATAAGGAATTGTTGTGGTATGTATATAACTTTAGCGGTCTTTTTGCCAATGGTTTAAAGGGAAGATTCAACTCTCCTTATAAATTCTTAATGGTTGAAAGAGAGGCTACAGAGAAAGCAAATGCACAAATGGCTGAAGCTCGCGCTAAAGTAGCTATTGCAAACTTGACTAAGGAGCAATTGATTGCTTTTGCTAAGGGTAATGTAGGTGTTAATGCTGACGATACTAAAGAAGTAATTATCTCTCGTATCTACTCTGCAATGGACAAGAAAGCTGAGTACCGCGAGTATGTAATTGACACTCTAACTCCTCCTCAAAATAACGATATCCTCGATATCATTGAGAAGGCATGGAACTTAGATCGTTTAGTGCCAAGCATGGATGGAACACAAACAATTCTCATCTATAATGGCAAAGAAGTAACTCTTGCAGATCTTCCTGTAGACGATAAACAAGGACTGGCAGACTTCCTATCTAAGGACAAAAAAGCCTTAAACCTTGTTAAGAAGGCTATTAGCTAAGAATATTTTATAAAAATCTGAAATGGGGTACAGTTTGTACCCTATTTTTTTTTATCTTCGTGGTATAATTCGTAATAAAAAAATGGCTACTACATTACACTTTAACATAACCACTAAAAAGGTCAAAGTTGATCAGGACGTTTCTCAAGATTTGTATGGTATTATCACAGGACCATCAGGTGTTGCTTTCGTTACAAAAAATGCATTAGGAAATGAGTTGATTGATGGAGACGTTGAATCTATTTATTTCAACCTTCCACTTGACACGTCAAATAGTATTGTGTACGGAAATTACACGTTGAAGTATGGAACTGCGGTGATTAATCCTAATGATCCTGAGACATATACATCTGTGTCTTTTACTTATTTAGGTGCCGATGTTTTAACTGCTTGTTTTACTGTAGAGCATAATTGCGATTATTACCCAACTGGTTTAATTACAGCTACAGACAGCACGTATTACGGGGATAATTCAGGAACGGCAACTAGCCCAGAGATTCTTTCTCGCACGTTATCTCTATACTACCCAGATGGTTTGGTTAATCCAACACCTGCTGTAAATCCTGTTGAAGGTGTTCAATCTCCTATTACTACAGGATCTTATGCATTAACTGTAGACACTCTTGCTACAGGAATGTGGACAGCTATCATGGATGTAGAACTTTTGTATACACAGCAAGATGATCTTGTTATTGAATATCAATTAAAGAAAACATTAAACCACAACGTAGCTTGTGTAGGTCAATTATGTTCAATTAACGGATGTATAGATGGCATGACTCAAGCGTTTAATTCTGATGTTGCCTGTGGTGTTACAACTCCTCGTTACGCGAAGCAATTGACCTTGATTAATGCTTACTTCTCTCAATATCAAATGGAGAGAGCTTGTGGCAATACAGCTAAGGCTAATGAGTATTTAAACTTAATGAATGAGTTAGTTAGCGGCACATCTACTTGCAATTGCTCTTCTGGTTCTTGTTCAGGCTCTTGCGGATCTTCTTGCTCATGTGATTCATGCGGAGATGATAATACCCCACGTTGGATTAACACTCCAGGATCTACTACTCAATCTGTACTAGAGCAGATGCAGAATGATATAACTACTATTGAAGGTGATGTTGTAACTTTACAAGAAGATGTTGAAGCACTTCAACCTACATATAAAGTTTACACGGCTTTGCTTTCAACTTTTGAAGATAATGCCCCTACTGCTGAAATACTTGAAAACACTATAGGCTCTATCGTATGGACAAGAGTATCTGAGGGATTTTATCAAGCTACTTTATCAAGTGCTTTTACATTAAATAAAACCTTTGTTTTAGTTGGTCCTTATGATATAAATAATGGAAATGTTTGGTTTGTTAAACACGCTTTACAATCCGTTAATTCTATTCTATTATATGCTTTTGATGAAGGTGGCAATCTAATTGATGGATTAGGCACTAATGTTTCAATTGAAATTAGAGTTTATAACTAATAAATTATGACACTAGACGTAATATACGAACAAGTTTATTTAAAGCTTGGAAAGGATGCCTACGGTAACGTAGTTACTCCTGATAGTTTTAATCAATCACTTAGCTATGCTAATATTGAAAAGTTGAATGACTTTTTAATAGTATTGGAGCAGGATGAGGAGATGATTGATAATCTACGTCCTTTTGTTGTTACTCTTGGTGACAATGCTTCATCTCCTATTTATTTGGATGAGTATGGATATGCTGTTCTTCCTTCAGATTACGTAAGATATGTTCAGAGTAGTCGTATGGATTACACTAACAATACAACGGGATCTACAGAAGTATACAGACATATTGAGATGCTAACGAACAAAGATTTTTCTTATCGTCTTAGCACCTCTCTTTACTCCCCTACACTGAGCAGACCGATTGCCACTGTACAAAACGAGAAGTTATTAGTTAGACCTAAGGGCATTAATGATATTAGTTTTACATATGTCAGAATGCCATTAACACCTAACTACGACTACGACTTTAGCGATATTACTTTCTTACCTGTATATCTCCCTCCAGGAACTGATCACGGCTCTTTACCTGACACTACAGTGCGTCCTGGATTTACGGCAGGTGATCCAAGTGAGAGCGTTGAGTTAG